TTACGACTATGTGGGCGTCAAGTTCAACGGCACTTCTGGCGACTGGGACAACCTCGCCGCCTACGCTTTAGATACGACGCTGGCCGGTGACAACGAGTTGAACAACGCACAGGGCAAGGTGCGGCCAGCAGCGTGCGATCCGATGAACGCCGCCGCCTTTGGTGTCATCGAGGTGGTGATCCCGAACTACCAGTCCACGAACCAGTACCACGGGTTCAACTCAATCGGCGGCAAGGCCGGATCGACTTCTGGCTTCACCCAGTTCAACGGTTCGACATGGCACGCATCCACCGCAGCGGTCACCTCGGTCACGTTGGAACCGGGTGGTGGCACGAACTTCGTATCCGGCTGCATCTTCACAATGTACGGACTGAGGGGTTCCTGATGGCTGCTTTGGAACTGATTGAACAGATCGTCGTTGACGGGTCGTCGCCTTCCAGCGTGACGTTCTCGTCGCTGGGCGCCTACCAGCATTTGATGATCGTGTCTTCGGCTCGGTCGTTGCGGAGTGGCAACGAATACGACGGCTCCAACACGAGGTTCAACGGCGAGACATCAGGCAACAACCAGTCCCACTACGCCCTCATTCAGGCCGCTGTCGATTCTCCGACCGGCGGCAACATCCTTGGGGCGTCAGGAGCGAGCGAGAACCGTGTCGCATACCTGTTCGACTCGGCAGCAGCAGGCGCTCCCGCCAACTACTTCGGTTACAACATCGTCTACTTCCCGAACTACCGGTGGGGCGAATACAAGAAGGTCATCGGACGGTCGTCGGTCCCGAACGACGAGTTGGACGCATGGTCGTACCAGCAGACAGTCGCTACCGGTTCGTGGCGGTCAACGTCTGCGGTGACCTCCATCCAGATCGCCGCCGGTGTGACCGGCTGGGCAGAGCACAGCACCTTCACCCTGTACGGGATCAACTCGGCATAAGGAGCAAACATGCCACTCACGAAGATAGTAGACAACGTGGTCATTGAGTTGACCGCTGAAGAAGTAGCAGAGTTGGAGGCTCGTCAAGAAGCCTACGATCTGGACCTTGGTCAAGTGCGAGCGCAGCGTAATGCGATGTTGTCTGGCTGCGACTGGACACAGATCGGTGACTCGCCGCTGACCGACGAGAAGAAGGCAGAGTGGGTGACGTACCGTCAGTCGTTGCGGGATCTGCCTGCGGCGTACAGTCGTGTGTCTGAGGTTGTTTGGCCTACACCGCCTGGCTAACCGATGGCTTACCGGTCAGCACTTCTCTATCGGAACCCTGGCCACTACCAGCCCGGTGTATTCGATCTTCCATACCGGAATATCAGGGCGTACCGGAACGAGGCCAGGTACCGGTTAGGGATAGATGATCCGATTGGGGACACTGGTTCTGGGGCAGATACCCAGAGCCTGTCCGTTGTCCTCACATCGACCGATACGGGTTCTGGGGCGGAAGGAACCCCATCCTCCATCTCAGTTACCCTGGAGGGTGGCGGCCCGGTCCTGGAGTGGGTTACCGGGATCACGGATTCCCATTCTGTGGGTGTCAGTAGTACCGATACCGGGTCTGGGACTTCTACCCAGATCAGTGGTATTGCTGCCAGTAGCGCAGACACTGGGTCTGGTGCTGACGCCCATGGCGTTTCGTTGTCGCAAACCGAATCGGGGGACTTTGTTGACACATTGTTGTCAATTGCTATGGCAGCCACCCAGGCCGATACCGGGACGGGGTCGGATGCCAGCGCCCCCGGTATCGACTTGTCTTCTTCCGATGTCGCAGTCGTCAGTATGGGTGGTATGCCGTACCGGTCGAACGAGGATTACCGCACTTACGGCAACTACCGCCAACTAGGGGAGCAGACAAACGTAGATATCGGGGTGGAGGAACTCATAACGGCCCTGGAGGCCCTGGGGGATCGGGTCTTTAGCGATGAAGAGACCGCTGCTATCATGGAACTTACTAATGGCCCGATTGGAACTGTTGCGGGACCATTGAGTCTGCGTGTCGATATGCACTACAGAACCAACAGGGCAGGGAGATTCCCGGGAAGAATGAGGTCTAGAAGGTAGTGGCTACCACAGTCTCAACGTCCCTGGGCGCTCTTATTGACGAGGCACTGTCAAGGCTGTACCGGCATTCTGAACGGCCTTTGCAGGTCACGATGACCGGTGCTTTCAGCAGTACGTCCGATACGACTATGAACCTGGCCACTGGCGACGCTTCCAAGGTGGCGGTAACGGACGTTATCGAATTGGAGCAGGAGGCGCTGCTGGTCACGGATGTGAACACCACGACTGACGTTGTAACTGTGGCCCGGGGCTATGCGGGAACAACCGCTGCCGATCACACTGGTTTGACAGTGCTGATTCAACCTGGCCATTTGCGTGCCGACATCGCTCGGTTTGTGCAGCGTTGCGTGTCTGGCCCTATGAATGTCTACCTGCCCTATGTGACATCGTCTACGGCCCTCAAGTACCGTGAAGCGGGAAAGCAGTATGTCCTGATGGACGCTGATACCCAGCGGGTGCTTAGTGTCAGGCATTACATCGGGACCACCGGCAGGATCATAGATGTCGGGGGGTGGCAGTTTGAAGAGGACATGCCGACCGGGCTGGTTTCCACGGGTAAGGCGCTAAGAGTTCCTTCCACCGTGGAGAACGATGACGGTTTGATCGTCACCTGGGTGGCCCCCTGGTCGTGGACGGGGTCCGGTGAAGCGGCCACTATCAGTTTGCCGTTGGCTTCGGAGGATTTGCCGTCGTTGTGGGCTGCCGCCTATGCGACTACGGGGCATGAGATTACTCGCCTGGACTTGGATCAGATCGAAGAGTGGAATCAGGACGCTGCGGTGAGGCAGGGGTTCAACGTGCGCCTTATGCGTGAGTTGTGGGGCGAGTTCTACCGTAGGGTCGATGAGGCCCGGCGGGTTCAGAACCTGCCCAGGAACAGAACATTCCGTAAGATGCCGAAAGTGATCGTGTGAGGTGAAAGACTATGGCTAGGAAATACATCAACTTCTGTGAGGGGACGTTGAACGCTGGCATAACCGACAGCGCCACTACGGCCTACGTCAACTTCGCTACGAATTCTGCGATCCCTGATGACACTTCTTGGGGTGGTTCTGACTACATGGTCATGGCTATCGACCCGGAGGCGGCTGAACATCAGCCGGAACTGGTGAAGGTGACCGCTATCAGCGGGAGTTCCAATCCTTACACCCTGACGATTGCTCGTGGCGGGACGGAAGCGGAGACTGGTTCCAACCTGGGCGGTGGGGCTGCGGCGGCTTGGGACAGTGGCCGCAAGGTTGTGTTTCCGGCCACGGCCCTGAGTTATGCGTAATGATGCACAAGGTTGGTGGCGGGAAGTTAGGCGCAGACGGGATCGCAGGCGGGCCCTTGCACGACACCCCTACGGTGGTCGTGACAAGCATCGGCACGGTCACATCGAACCCCCATACCGTTGCTTGGACCTTTGCTCAGGCCCAGGGGGATTCCCAAGAGTCCTACCAGGTTCGATACATCAACGACGCTGGTTCTACTGAGTATCTAAACACCGGCTGGGTCACGGGGGCTGCCTCCTCGCACCAAACCGACCTGTCTACTATCTCCGGCCTGGATCTACATGGCAACACGGACCTGACGGCTGAGGTCACTGTTCGTGGCCCCGCCGACATCGGTGTGGGTGACGCCGATAATTACACCAGTGCCCCGGATACGGAAGATTTCACAGCCTTGAATTTGGGGGAACCTACGTTGGTTCCGGGCGATGTGGTGTTTGGGTCGACAAACAAGGGAACTGCTTCTACCTATGTGATGAACTCTCTGTCTACTGTGACCCTGAATTGGACTTACGCTCACGGTGGTACCGGGGAAGCCCAGCAGGCGTACCGGGTGAAACTCTTGGAGTTTGAGACAGATGTGGAGTTGTTCGATACCGGGTGGGTCACCGGGACAGCGTCGTCTTATGTCTTGAACTATGCGTTCCTGGATGACTTCAAATATACGATTTCGATGCAGGCCAGGAATGCGAACCTGGCACCCACGACGTAATGGCTGCCGACACCATTGTCCTGGAAACGGACTTCACGGAACCTGCTGACATTGCAGCGTTGGACACTGTGGGAACGGTGTATGACGTAGCCATTGACGGCACCGGGTACATCCTGGCGGAGACCCAGGAGCAGGGTGCCGGGTATGAGAAGACCACTATCCCTTTGATCCCCGACCGGTTGGCGACGGGGGACACCCCGTTCGACCAGGCGGTGGAGCGGTATTCGTTTGGGTCGGGGGACTCTTGGGTGGGCGGCCAGGGTCAGACGTTCCTGAATCGCCAGGACAGCGACTCTACGATGTTTCTGTCCAGCGAAGGCCTGGACCCTTTCTCTGAGCCGGGCTCCATCAAGTTGCTCCCGTCGACCCCGGAGATGTTCAATACCACCTTCGCTACACCCAGGCTGGTGGTGGTGGGGACCACCCTGTATGTGCAGACCGCCGCCGATCAACTCACTCACTTCACCGATGTGGGGACACCTGGTAGCGGGTCAGCAATCGACCATGAACACGGTGGCGCTGCGGTAACAATTACAGATTTGACAACTGACGGTCAATTTTGGTATGCGGCCTGTGGGACCAAGGGGATTCTGAGAGGGACGACTTCCGCTATCACCACCCAGTGGAACGCTGCGGTGGCCCATAGCATCGCTTTCGCAGCGGGCCGGATCTGTGCCGGGGTGATCGCCAACAGTTCGGCTACTCCGAATAGGTTTACCACCTACTCCATCGGAGGTGGCAGCGATGCGGGGACAGAGGAGCGTTCTGGTGGGCACCTGACGCTAGGCCAGGGGTGGACTGTGGGGAGTTTCACGGAAGCCAACGGGCACATCTACTTCTGCGCCTACAAGGGCAACAGGGGGATGGTTTACGCCTGGCCCCTGGGCCTGGACAGCAGCGGTAACACCCAGTATCCGTTTGTGGCCTGGGACCTGCCACCTGGGCTGTGCCCCAGGGAAGTTTTTTCCGCTGGCGGTTCAATCTTTGTGAGGGCTTACCGGCAAAGTACCGGTAGCACCGGTACCGCATACATCTACAGGGGCCTCCCGGACCCGCAGACCGGGGCCCTGACCCCGTTCTTTATCACCGAACTGGCGGCCAAGGCCACCACCGACGACCATGCCGTAGGCGAGTTCACTGCCAGAGACAACCAGGTGTTCTGGGGGTGGAAGAAGATGACCTCGGGGAACAAGACGGGCCTGGGGTGTTATGACCTGGAGACCGGCGGGTACGCCAAGTTCTTTGAGTCGGACGATTCGACTGCCGGAGATGTCTACGGGGCGGATGTGTGGCAGGGCCGTGTGGTCTATTCGGTGGCTGGGACAGGCATCAAGAAGGAGTCGACTACTGCATTTCTGACTGCCGGGAATCTGATTGGGTCCCGTATCGACGGCGGCAGTGCCCTGGCTAAGGGCTGGGACGAGATAGTAGTCCTGACTACCCCGATTGCGACGGGCTGTTCGGTGACTCCCCATGTGTCGATTGACGGGGGGTCAACCTATACGGCGTTGTCGACCCTGGACACGGTGGGTGGTGTCTCTCAAAGCACGAGGCTGTCGTCGTCGTCCCGGTCGATCCAATACAAGGTCGTGTTTGTCGGCAGTGGTTCGGCCACTACGACACTGAACTTCGTGCAGGTCAAGTACCACGCCATCGGCTTGCGTGACACAGTGGTGTCAATCATTGTAGATTGCGGGGACAATGTGCGGGGGGTGAACGGTCGCCCTTTGCCTGAGAACGCACCAGGGGCCGGGACATTACGGGCCAGGACTTTGGCGGCGTTGACACAGAGAAGAGTGAACTATCAAGACATTGACTGGCCTATCACTAAGGCCGCAGAGGTTTACGAGGTTCTTCAGGTCCAAACTAGCGCCCTGGGGGTCTACGACAGGTCGCAGGCGCTCAAGCGCCATCGACTCCTGGCTACCGTGGTCCTAAGGAAGGCGGACTGATGGCCGACGGCGTAGTAGACGACCTCAAACAGGTACGGATTTCCAAGGTCACCCTCGGGTTGATCCTCGGTGTGGTCACGTTCAGCGCCGTAATCACCTGGAATGCCGCTTCGGTCAGCAACCGAATCATGTCCCTGGAGCGGTCTGTCGCCATTATTGAACAGAACACGGGTACCGACAGTGCGGTGCTGGCCCGACTGGACGCCATCGAAGAGGGGATCTCCACGAACGCCACTTCACTGGAGAACTTGAGGCTGGCACGGGTGGAGGACTCCCGGAACTTTGCTTCCTCGGTGATGGTTGAACTCATTGCGGGGGACCTGGAGTCTTTGACCCGTAAGGTTGACGCTCTGGCAGAGGGTTCTTCCGATACGTTGAAGACACTTGAGTCCATAGAACAACGCCAAGAAGAAATAGGCTGGGAACTGGGCGACCTTTGGTGGCGCTCCGACCTGGCCATAGAGGCTTGTCGTACCAGGAACTGGTGCGACGAGTGGTACAAGGAAAACTCATACCGATAAAGGGGTATACCAATGTTTACGAAGGATCTTTTCGAGAGACTCGCTGCCACGTTCGTGCAGGCCGCCCTGGGAGCCCAGGTTTCCAACTCAATGTTTGACCTCGGGGTCAACGAGTGGAAGGTAATGGCAGGGGCGGGATTTGCTGCTGCGTTTGCTGTCCTGAAGGGCGTGCTGGCTCAGAAGATCGGCACCAAGGGAACTTCTTCTCTGATTGACTGAACGATGTCAAAAAAGGTTTGCGAGAACTGTGGGTTTGAGCCAGATCCGAAGGAACGTCCTACTATCTGGTGCCCGGAATGCGGGAAGTCAATCGACCCAGCGGAAACGTCTGCGGCGTTGAGGTCGATTTCTGTAAATGGCTTCATAGGCGGTGCGAGCCTCAGTCCAAAGATGGAGAAGTTCAATGAGACTGGCGATCCAGCCGTCTTTGCGAAGCCTGGTGCCCTTGACTACGACCCGTCGCTTGCTGGTTGACACCGGAGCGTCAGTCGCCATGTTCCCCGAACTCTTCGAACTCGTCTTCGTAGAAGACGGCGTCTAGGGCCTGGTGCCGGTAGTGGGGGAGGAACATTTCCCCGTCCGGGGTCTCATGCCATACGTCTATCCGCTGGGGGCCGCAGGGGCACTCCCCTGTCGGGTGTACCTCATGGATAAACACCGGTTCCGAAGGGGCATAGTGAAACGAGGTAGGTAGTCCTTCCCCCGTTTGGGAGGTCCAGACAGCCCAGGTTTCACTGCCTGCTATTAGGCCCATGTCAGCCTCCTGCTGGGTGGTTGGAAAGGAAGTCTTCGTAGGCCTCCGGCGAGTTGAGGACAATCGTGATACCGGCTGGGGCATCCGGTCCCTTGCCGATGGTCATGGAAATTGTGCCGACTAGCGTGCCAACAGCCACTAAAAGTGCTGTGATGGCTGCGATCAGTTTGGTGGCCCGGCCCATTCGGTCAATCTACATCCAAGGTGTAGTCCATCACCAGGTCCTGGACCTGGCGATATAGGTTTTCAGTTGACCCGTTGTTGTCAATGACTCCGTCCCAATCCTGGAACTCGTCCAACTGTTCTTCCCCGGCGTGTCGGAGAGACTGGACTGCCCTGTCAACACGGTAGACCCGTCCCCCGGCGAGCCTGATGCCCATGACTTCGTTGAGGTACCGGACATCAGTGATGACGACGTTTATGCCGTCCTCGTCCAGGTCTTCTGCCCGCTTGATGATCGGGCGGCACCATACGTCGGGGTCCAGGATCTCCCGGAGGCCATGGCCCAACTTCTGTAGAAGGCCCCGAACTTCCGTATTGTTCTTGGCCATTTCCCAGCCCATGGTGTCGACCATGGCTTTGAGGGTGAAGTAATACTCGGTCGATACGGGGTCGACCACGGGGTCCATCTGGTATAGAACGTCCCTGACCAGGTCTGCGAACGCTAGACGCTCCCAGCCGTGTTCTACTAGCCACGCTCCTGCGGTGTCTTTACCTACTTGCGCCCGATGGCCGAACCCTACGATCACGAATCTTTATCGTCCTTCTCTTTGGCCCACTTCTCCCGCAGTCTCCGTTCGTCGGCCTCCCGTATCTGTAGTAGTTGCTTCCGGGTAAGCGTCGTGTCTTCACCCAACGATCTGATCGCCATGTCTCTCCTAGTTCCATTCTCGGTTCTTTGCGAAATACTTCAGCCAGGCCGTTCGTTCGTCCAGTGCGGCTTCCATGCGTCGCACTTTGACCTGGCGGTAAATGAGGCTACAGAAGAGCGAGCCGTTGCAGATCGCCAGGAAGGCGTTGAAACTCATATCTCCGGTACTTCCAACATGGTTTGACAGTTTGATGTCAACCAGAGTTGGTTCACCAAAGCGTTGACGGCGAAAGCCGGTATGTCGGCTTCATCGGCCAGGCGAGTGAAGTTCTCTATGTCGATGATCCACTTGCCCTTGCCGTTCCTGTCCCTGCGGACCCGTTCCACCGCTATCAGTTCCCATATGGGGGCTATGAACAGTCGTGGATCGTCAGCCCCGACGTTGTCCCTGAGGAGGAAGAAGACATGCGGGTACTTGGTGCAGGCCCGTCGAACCGTTAGTTCGTCTATTACGAACAGGTTGCGTTCGGGGAGCCCGTCGATCAGGTGCCAGCGTTGGGTGTAGTTCTGGTTCTTCTCTTTGATTTCGACGTAGTAGCCGGGCACCCAGATGTCCAGGTCATCGGTAGCGTCGAAACGGGTGATGACCGGCAACCCCATGGATGTGGCCACATATTCCTCGTAATGCCTGGCATTGGAGAAGTCGTGGATCTTTTGTTCTTTGGTCCGCCTATAAGGTTCGTTCATTTTCCAGTTCCTCTGGCAGGCCCAGCAAACTCCAGGCCTCCAGTAACTCGTAGAGGAACTCCGCATCCACAATGGCAACTGTTCCGGGCGATTTTGACAGTCTCCTGTCACCGTCCGCTGCCACGATGGCCCATTGGTAACTGCTAGACACTTCTCGGATCTTCCGAACCCATTCCCGTATGTCCCACTGCTTCCGGTGCTTGGCCTCCACAGGAAACGGCACCCCGGAAAAGTCGTCGGACTTGTTGTTGGCCTTGGCCCGATCCGCTTCAGGCCAAATCTCCTGCAAGGCGACAAGCACTTCGTTCTCAAAGGCGGTGCCTTTGGCCTTGGAAGGATTCGACATCGCATCTCAGTTTACTACGGGAGGCACCCAGCCTCCGGCCAATGCCTCCGCCAGGCGTCCGCCAGGCAGAAGAATGCCCTGGACATCGAAGCCGTCCAAAGTCTCCTTGATCTTGGTGGCGGCCTTCCGGCCTGCCGTGTCATCGTCCAGCACAAGGAACGTCGACTCGTAGGGCCACCCATTGAACCAGCGGGCCTGCACAGCCCCGGCCCCTGCCGGGAGACCATAAACAACATGTCTCTCGTCGTGCCGTAGGGCCTTCGTCAGGCACCATGTGTCTGATTCCCCTTCACAGATCCAGGCGTGGGTAGCGTCGGGCCTGTATAGGACGCTGTATAAGGCCACGGTAAATCGGCTCCCTTTGATGCTGAGTTTGGTGTCTGCACCAATGGTACTCCTGGTCTTTATCCCCACAATCTTGCCCTCGTGCCAGAACGGCACCCACAGGGCGTACTTGGTTACCTTGACTCCGAACGATTCGATGTCTTCCAGGGTCAGGTAGGGCCATTTCTTTTCTACCCTGGCCATGGCATCTGTACGAGATGATGCACAGCCATCTGGTTCATCGTTGAATCTGCCAGTCAGGTCCGTGAGGGGCTTGGGAACTATCGGGTCCCGCTTACCGTCCATGCCTTCCGCTTGACACAGAAATGTCAAAGCACGCCAGAAGTTGCAGCCCAAAACCATCTTCACGAACTCAATCTGGTCTCCGCCCTGGCCTGTAGAGAAGTCGTAGAAGTCGTACTCGTAGATGTGAAGGCTGGGAACATTCTCTTCGGGGTTGTGGACCGACCTGATCTTATGGGTGCTGTCGGGCGGGTCCAGGGCCAGCAGATCCAGGACGGTCTCCATGCGGACCTCAGCAGCAATCTCCTTCATTTCTACTAGGTCATCCACCGAACTCTCTCTTCCGCTCCCCGGTCATGGAATGGTTCTCTTCGACCGCCGCCTGGGTCTCCTTGTCCTCGTACAGGCGCAGCATGTGGATACAGATGTCGTACTCCTCCTCGTTGATGCGGTCCTCTTCCTCGGAGGTAGGAATCCCGTCGTGCTGCACGCACACGGGGGGCCCTACAAAGCCTGCTTCCATCCCCTGCCGTAGCCATCCCCGAAAGTCTTCAGGCCCCATCACGATGCTCCTTCTGTTCCCGGAGGTTCTCCACCTTCAACTTGGCCTCTAGTTCAGAGAACGCATAGTCGACCATTACCTCGTCGTCGTAGATCCGCCAAGCGGACCGGACAATCCCGGCCCCCAGGTAGATGGTCTGTGGTTTCACCGTTACTCCCATTTAGAACTCCAGTTGCCCACTGGGCAGGTCGGATGGCATCGGGACAAGAGAGCCCGTTTGTGTGTCGAAGTAGTGCCTGACGCCATCAGGGTAGATCCCGCCGGATGAGCGTGTCTTGAGGAACTGGAGTCGAAAGTCGTCCTCCATGGCTACCCGCATGTCCTGGCCCAAGCCGGGGTTCAGGCAAGGTCGGAAGGCCCCAGCGACGTAGTCGGCGGACATCTCCCCGCCGAACCTGGCGTCAGTCATTGAGAGGGGCATGTGGCCCTGGTTCCCGTCCCCTCGTTTGACCTGGTGCAGGACCACTAGGGCAATGTCCTCCTTCCGGGCGAAGTCTTTGAGAGCCCACCCCAGTTTGTCCACGCTTTCTACCTGGCTCATACCTGGGGACTTGACGAGTTCCATGTAATCGACAACAGCCAACCGGGCCCGCTGGCCAAAGTTGTCTGCGTACTCTTCCAGGGCCAGGCTCATCGCCCTCACGGACAGGCCCGGTTCGTCCTCTATGGCCAGCATGGGGTAACGCTCCTCCGCCTCTTTGACCCCTGGGGCTTCCCCGGTCGCTGAAAGTGACCGTTCAATGTCAATCGTCGGCGTGTTGCTGACGATCCCGGCCAGCCGCTGGAGTATGTACCGGGCGTGCATCTCCAGAGAGAAGAACACCATGGGGGTGGTCTTGTCTTGGTTGGCTATGACGTTCAGGGCCCACCAGGTCTTGCCGACGCTGGTGCGGGCCAAGAACAAGAAGACCTCTCCGGGGGCGATGCCCCCGTTTGTTCGGGAGTCGTAGAGGGGGTAGCCGGTGGGGATACGGGTCAAACCCGAAGTCGCCCACCGGCCCAACTCCTCGCCAACCTCCTCTAGTCGGCGGATAGACACTGCCGTCAGGCGACCTTGAACCCGGCGGGGATGTCTAGGTTTAGTTGCTGGAACACCCAGTCAGGGGCCCGGGTCTGGAACCTGTCGGACTTGACCCACAGGCCCACCTTGTATTCGCCGCCCTTGTCCAGCAGGTTCTTGTGGCGGAAGTCGGGCGCCGATGGGTTGCGCTTGTCGTTGAGGTTGTTGAACCAGTCGTTGGGGTTGGTGACGAGAGCGTCCTTCCACTTGTCCTCGTCGCTGGAACCGGCATGGATCGGACCCGCAAGAGGCCCTGGCGCTGGTGCCGGTGCCGGTGCCGGTGCTGGTGCCGGTGCCGGTGCTGGTGCCGGTGCTGGTGCCGGTGCCGGTGCCACCGGAGCCGCTGCCGGGATCGCCTGGGTCACGACGCCAACTGCGATCCGGTCCTTCAGGTCGTTGTGGACAGTCTCCACCATTGCCAGGTACTTCTCGCCATCACCTGTTCCGCAACAGATCGAACCCGCCACCTTGGCGGCCACCTGTGCGAGGATGGCATCTTTCTCTTCTGGGCTGTAAGCCAATGTATTTTCTCCTTAGGAGTTGGTTCGTTCCAGGGCCTCACCGAATGGGCACTGCAACCAGTAGTCACAGAACCTTTCGGAGCAAAGAAACGAGGTTGTATTCGGCATAAAGGTATTACCCTCAATGAGCCCCGTCGTTATCAGGGCTTTTGACTTCACAGCGTCAATCTGCTCCACGGTGCGTGGTGCGTCGATCCGCTGAAAGTCCCCCTTCCATGATGCAATGTCATAAGTGAATGTGACTTTGTCATCTTGAAGGATCTCTCGCAGGGCTCCGATGTAGAACCCCGGCTGCGGCGTGTTGCGGTGGCTTTCCTTGTTCTTCTGCCACTTCTTCTTAGCGGTCTTGTGATCGACAATCCGGTGCCAGCCGTCCGGTCCCTGGAGGACCAGATCGACGGTCCCCTTCCTGACCCACATATTCTCCTCGTGGGGGGTGTCGTCGGTCAGGGGCAGCATGACGGACTTCTCCACCATCTTGACTTCGTACTCGTCCGGCCAGACACGGCCCTGGTCGAAGTAGGCCACGATCAGGGCAGACAGCATGTTCTCTGCGTCCTTGAGGTCCAGGTCGACCCGCTGTTCCCGGGCGGTCTCCTGCTGGTAGTTCCAGGAGAAGATTTCTGGGTCCGACCGGGCGATCTCGTTGTTGAGTTCGGCCAGGGCTTCTGCGATCACATCGCCCTTCTCTACGAGGTTCCCCTCCATCCGCTGGACGTAGTAGAGCGCAAGGCCAGCGTGGTAGCCGGTGCCCATGGCCCGGTTGATGTCGGAGGTATAGACCCTGTCGGGGGCCTTGGAGTAGGACAGCCTCAGGTGGCAGATTTCTGCGGTGTTGATGTCCGACTGGTGGATTTCCCGTGGACGGAACTGGTTGAGTTCCTGGGGGTCCAGCAGTCCTGTGGTCTTGGGGCTCAAGTTCTGATCCTTTGTCCGTCCATGCGTGCTTTAGCAACCGCCCAGTAGACCTGGTGGGGTTCCAGGTTCAGGTCGGAGGCGATGGACTTCGCATCGTCCCCCATGTCGTAGCGCCTGATGATCTCTCGCTTCTGGGACCGGTTGGTTGAGGTCCTATTCTTGCGGTTGGGTGTGACATTGTGGATGTCGAAGATGTAGTAGACCCAGCCACGGGTCTTCTCCAGGCTCTCGCTGATTTCTTTAGGGGTCAGTCCCTGGATGTGTAGGAGGATTGCCCGGGCCTCCGCACCGTTCCAGCGGGAGTCTTTGAACGCCTGCCTCACGGTCTCAGGCGTCACTGACAACACGCCAGCGATGTCTTGAACAGACACACCGAAGGCCCACAGGTGCCTGACACCATCTGATATTTCTTCCCCGAAATAGCCCGCCAGCCGGGCGTTCTCACAGGCCTGGCGGATCTTGGGGGCGTTGATACCGAAACGGTTCAACTGGATACTCACAGGGCTAACCTCATGTTCTCCCTGGTCAGCACAGTAATCTCGCATCAACACGGAGACCCAATCAGGGTCGGGAGCGTCGATAGCCTCAGCGATTGTTTGCAAAGTGTTCCTCCTGTTCCAGGCGGGCCCGCTTGAGGCGGGCCCTCCAGTACCTGGTGACTGGTCAGTGGCAGTTAGCCTATCAGGTGTTTTGGAGGAAGTGGTGGACCCTAAAACAGGGAGTCCTGGGAGTCGTCCTTGTCGGCTCCTGGGGCCATGAGATTGTCCCAGGTCACAAGCCCAATCACCCCATCCTTTGTCAGCCCCGACGCCCGCTGAAACCGGATCGTTTCTCGGCGTGTGCGCCACCCGAACCTGCCGTCCGGTGGGCCAGCGTCGTAGCCCTTCGCCCCCAACTGGCGTTGAGCAATCTCCACGGCCTTGCCTTTAGACCGTCGAAATCGGAGGGGCTTTCGTGAGACCTCTATGCGGAGACCCTGGACAAAGAGCGCAATAGCCGCAAAGTCGATCTTGGGGGTGGGAGGGGAGTCGAAGGCCACGGTGGGGAACCAGCCGTCGGCATCCCTGGGTTGATGATGCCACCACTCACCCCTCACGGTTGGCCTCAGGCCAAACGTCTGCGCCAGTTCGTTCGCCCGGCCAGTTGACAGTCGCTTGTCAGTAATGCGGAAGTCGACAGCGTAGCCGTATCCGTCGGGCTGGGCCTGATGGAACGACCCGAAAAAATAGCCGTCGGGTCTCTGCCAGTCCGGGTTGGCTGCCAGGTTGAAACCCTTCTTCCCGGCCCGGTAGCCGTCGTATAGCCGCTTCTGTTCGGCGTAGGAACGGACGCCACTACAAACAACCATGCGCCCTTTGATTTCGGGGTGCCTGAACAGGGCCACGAGCCGGTGCTTGAGCGTGGGGTGCAATAGGTCGACCTGGACCCACTTGCTGCTTACGGGGATTTCTTCTTTATCCATGAATCTCTAGTCGTCCCAGTCGGCGGTGACATGCTCAACGTCGGCCTGTGTCTCAATCCAGACACGGGCACCGCAATGATCCGGTGTTTGTGAATGAATAATCTCGCAAGGGCCGTTGATTCTTATTCTGGTCAAATGAGTAGATCCCTTGTAGGTGCGGTCGATGATCGCAGGTTCACCCTTCCTAACCTTTTGTTGGTGAACATGGATGACATGCTTCACGTTCTATCTCTCCCTTTCCCGGTTCGGCATCGCAGCAGACTTCGGTAGTGACTGCATAGGCCAGGAAAGGATCAGATTTGACAAAGTTGTGTCAAGTGGGGGTACACGAGAAAAGGCCCCGTCCCGGCCTACCAGAGAGGAGGAACTCCTGGTAAGCGGGGACGGGGCCAGGGCGGGGCCGTAGGGAGCCTCCACCCTGGGGACCGCTGGGGCCGGACCGACGAGGGGGAAAGTCGGTGCGGCGCCATGGTCCCAGTCCTTAGGTCGTGAACTTCTCCACGACACGATTGCGATATGCGGTTCCATCACCAGAGCAAACTACCACGGTGCTGGGCAAAGACTGACGCTCCAGGGCGAGGTGTAGGTCGTGGGCAGCGTCGGAAACGATTTGCTTCACGGCGCCGTTCACCACCTGGTGTGAATCTGTTAGTTGACACGAAACTGTCAAAACCATGTCATTGGCCTGGTTCATGTCGACTGCTTTGAAGATTGTAGTGATGGGGATTCCTCCTTGGTTGTCTATTCGATTAGTGGAGTAGCGGGGAATCGAACCCCGGTACCCGTGCGTCCGACATGCGGTTTTCACACGGGTCGATACCTTTCTACCCCGGTTTATTCAGAGTCGCTGTGACGACTGGTCTTCTGACGCCCACGATGCGACGTAGGCCCTTCCGAAGGTGCTGGCTGCGTCATGTTCAATCATGGTGAACACTTCACGCACATACGCTGCCGCCCTTCCTGGCAGACCGACGAAAGCGTCGTCCACCAGTTGCTTGGCCGCATGGAACAGGACAGGTTCAAAGGACACCGTTACCGGTACCTGCGTCGCCTGCTCTGGGGGCAGTGTTGCTGCCTGGGCCGCTCTCAAATGTGAGTCGAGATCGTCCATTACCGGTTGCGTCACTTTGACACACTCCTGTCAGGTGGGGGAGGTGGTGGCCAGGCGAACGGGTCGTCCTCCTGGATCACCTCACTCTGGTCACTGGCCAGCCTAGTCGACTCCAGGGCCTTTCGAATCATGGCGGTGTTGGCCGCCTCATTCAGGTCCTCGTGTCTGATCCTCCAGGCGTACCCGATAGTAAAGTTCGAGATACACAAGGCGGCTAGGCACGATACATACAACCAGGCGCTCATCAGATGAGCCCCATGGCCAGGAGCGGGCTGCGCTCGCCGTCGGGGGACGTTCCGTCGTATTCGACGGGGTGCCCTTTCGGTGAGATCAGGACAGCGTCGTTTTCGACGGTCCACCCGGTTCCCTCCAGGACCTCTTGGAGCATTTCTTCCATTGGGTATTCCTCCTCGTTGGTTGGTATTGCGATTGACACGGTCGTGTCAGTCGTCCCCGCCAGGGCCTTGCACCCTGGTGGCTGCTAGTCGGGGGTTCTCCTTAGAACGCTTCCTGGCGTTCCTTCGCCCACTCCAGGCGCTCTTCGGCCTGCTGGTTCGGGGAGCCGTACTCCCAGTGGGAGTGTCCGGCCTCGCAGGACCAGCCCTTGGACCCGTTGTCGGCCACCTGGTAGGTGACCTGGGCCCCGCACTCAATGACCTTGACCAGGTCCGCTGGGCAGTCCGGCTCAGGGTTCCCGCTGGGTACCTCTACCAGCCAGGTGCAGCGGTTGGGGTCGGGTTCGGCGTTGGCCAGGGCGTCCTGGCGGTGGCTCTCTTCCATCTCCAACCGATGCTTCTTGCAGCACAGTGGCCAGCGGTCAATGTCACAGTAGGTGCTCACAGCGCCCCCAGGACTTCGTCGCCGGGGGTGTCCGTGATCTCCTGGACCTCACACTTGACAGTTATATCGTTCCTGTCGTTACCCAGGATGTAATCCTTCTTGTAGTTCCACTGGTCAAGGAGATCAGCCACGAAGGCCTCCTGGTCGAAAGGCAACCTGGTCTCCTTGGGAGACAGGACAATGTCGACCGTGATTCGGCCCGTTACCTCTACCCACTTATTTATCTTGTCATTCATAGTTCCTCCTCGTTGGTTATTGCTGTTGACACGAAAGTGTCAATCGTCCCCAGCCAGGTCTCGCTCCTGGTGCCAGCCCTGGGCTGGTCTGGGGGTTCCTGGATCAGGTTTCGTTGCAGGGCGTGACGCCTGCTACAAAATCGTGCCCGCAGCCGCAATCGGGCCGCCCGCACCAGCCGTGGTCGATGTGGTCGGCTGACTGATCCACGGGCGCTAGTGGGCGCTTCATGGGGTCAAAGTAGGCGCTCATATCGCTTCGACTACTTCGCTCAACCACTTCTTGACGCTGGGCCTGTCCTTGTTCAGCCTGAGTAGGCGGGCCAGGACCTCGGCTTCTACCTTGTTCAGAATGAGGACCGTTAGGTCCGTTCCGCTGGTTACTTCAGCCATGTCTATTCCTCCTCGTTGTTTCTCTGATTGACACATTTGTGTCAGTCGTCCCTGCCTGGGGCTTGCACCCAGGAGCCTGCTAGTCAGGGGTATCGGGTCAGGCCTTGACTACATGCAGTTCGCTGTCTGCGCCGAAGGGGCCCAGGTCGTCCTGGTAGTCGTGGTCCATGCACTCAGTGACCAGCCACCAGGTGGCGTTCTGAGTCGGGGTCTCCAGGTGGGTCTGTGTAACGCTGGTCACCTTGAGACTGGTCGGGAACCAGTCGGTGCCTGTCTCGTCGTTCTTGTTCCAGGCAGTGCCACAGACGATGTCGCCCACCTGGACCGTCGGGACCTTGACCGTAACTATTTCCTTGTAAGCCATTTGATTTCCTCCTCGTTGTATTGCTGTTGACAGGGTTCTGTCAATCGTCCCTGTCCAGGGCTCGCACCTGGATGCCTGCTAGTCAGGGGTGGGCCGGGTCAGCCCTTGCGCTGGATCTTCGAGACCCTCACCCGGATGTCTCCAGCCCATGGCATGGATGACACCCGGAGCGGTGGCCCGTCGTCCAGGACGCAGAACACCCTCATGGGGGCTCCTTTCAGGGTGCTGCTACCTGGGTGTGGCCCAGTGCAGTCCACTGAGGTGCGGCCCTGGGGGTCGACCTGAGCGGTCCTAAACACCCACCAGCCCCGCTTGCCCGTGATCCTGAACCTGGTCCCAGGTACCAAGGGGTACCGGTTCCCAGGAATCTTGACCTCGTCAAGGAACTGGTAGCCCTTGGCCTCCTGGGCCGCCCGTTGGGCCGCCCTGGTGCGTCGGATTTCGTTGGCTGCTCGTGTCTTGGCACTCATCACCAGGTCCTCCCCAGCCAGCGTTGGCAGAGTCGGAAAATGACGAGGGTGGCTGCTAGAGCCATCCAAATAATGAATACAGTCATTGTCTTGTGGTTCCTCCTCGTTGGTTGACACGGATGTGTCAATCGTGCCTGCCCTGGCCTCGCACCAGGGTGGGTTCTACTCAGGCGTGACCGGTGCTACCGGCGCTCTTCATTCAGGAAGTGGTCCCGGACCTTGGGCTGTGACGACTGCTCGCAGTATCGGTTGCGGAGCCGCTGGCCCGTGGTGCGAACCGCAACCTGGTATGCATTCTGGCCGCCCCCGTAGGGCACCACGGCAAGTTCCAGGTGCTGCACCATGTTCTCCACGACCCGGCGGGTCACAGCCTCTAGTTGTGAGCGTGTGAGCGGGTCCGAACCATGCTGGCCCTGGTACATGCAGTCGACTGCCGAAAGGATGGCATCCAGGTTGGTCAGTTCAGCAGTGTCCCCCAGGGGGCGCTTGCCACCGCCCCAGGACACCGTGGTGTCTGGCGTCCAGGTCAGGTAGGTCCTGACCAGGGTGCGGATCTGCATTTCTGTTGTGTTGTTCACTGTGTTCCTCCTCGTTGTGTTGACACGGATGTGTCAATCGTCCCTGCCCAGGGCTTGAACCTGGGTGCCTGCCAGTCAGGGGTAGGGGCTTAGAGCCCCTGGTTGGTCTTGGCCCAGGTCGGGGGGTAGTGGTCGACGTAGTCAACCATGTCGCCCTCGTCCGTGAACCAGAACCCGTTGTTTACATCAGGGTCTTGACCGCCCTTGACACCGACGCCCAGGGCGAAGGTCCACCCGGTGTCCGGGCAGGCCTCCATGTCCCTGGGGAGGCGCTTGTAGCCACCTTCGCAGGTCCCACACACCAGGGGAGCAACTACGCCCCACTGGGTGTGCCCGAACGTGATCTCCCGGCACCCGCACCCGGTCAGGATGCGCTTCGGCCCGGGGGTGATCCTGGCCGCCTGGCGCTGGCCTGTGCAGACCTGGAGCGTGCCCAGGGCCTTCAGGTCATCGTCGTAGGCGGCGATGGTCTCCTGGGTGAGCCGGACCGACGAGTAGCCGATCCGCTCATCAGGCGGGTATGGGAACCCACTGAAGAGCCCCATCTGGGTGTCGACCAGGGTCGGCCACTCCAGCCCCATTTCCTCTGCCAGGTTCTTGAACCGCTTGTTGTGGTAGCGGTTCTGCCTGGAGCAGTCCTTGACCTCCCTGACATGAGCCAGCCCGTGGGCCGCCTCGTGGAGGAGGGTCTGCAGGACCTGCTCTGGACCGCCCTTGAAACACTCTCCTGAGATCATCACCTCTGGTGCCTGGGTCTCTTCGATGGCCCACTCAGAGTACGAGTAGTGCCCCAATGTGGTGCTGCCTCGCCTGCTTGAACGGCCCGTCGACTTGACGACCAGGAACACATCGGGGACATCGGGGTGGTTCGCCTGGATGGTCCTCCAGGTGCTGTTCAGGACGAGTGCGACCTCGTCCGACACCTGGACATTGACTGTTGATTGCTTGTTCATGGTTCCTCCTCGTTGTTGACACCATTGTGTCAATCGTGCCTGCCCAGGGGTCGAACCTGGGTCCTTGCCAATCAGGCGGTGTGGGTTAGTTCTTCCATTCGTACTGGCCTGGCGTGTTGTCCCAGGTGCGGACCAGGCCACGCTCCAGGAGCCTGACAAGGACAGCGTGGGTGTGCTGTTCGACATCATCGAACGACCATGCCTCCGACCCACCTGGGCCGTTGGGATGCTGCTCTGCGACCCAGTGGGCAAGTGATGCTTCGGAACACGGCGCCGACGCCTGCAACTCAATGCGAATCAACGTCTGGATGAATGGTTCTGCGAACTCTCTCATTGGTTCCTCCTCGTTGTTGACACCGATGTGTCAATCGTCCCCAGCCAGGTCGTGAACCTGGTGCCAGCCCTGGGCTGGTCTGGGGGGTATTTCAGTTCATCATGCCGGTGGCTTCGGCAAGCGAAACCGCCAGCGTCCTGGCCTGGGCAGGCGTCAGGAACACATTCACCCCGATGCCGCCGCCAATGTCGACGGTGTAGAAGGGGTCGGAATGGTCAGTGAACGACCGGACGACGATCTCAGCCGGTCCCTGGGAGCCCCTGTTGGCATGGACGCTCACCTGGGTGAAGGGATGCTCCCTGTCACCCCTGAAATCAGCGACCTGGCAGGACCAGGTTTCGTGCTTGATGTCAGACACCTTCACGCCGTCCTTGTTGCGACGACCGTAGTCAATGGTGCTGTCTTTCCTCATGGTTGTTCCTCCTCGTTTCTTGAGCCCCAGGAGGGGCTCTCATCAGCCTGTCGATTCAGGGACGAGGAGGAGGAATCCTCCGCTCCGACCAACAACCAGCGTCGATCCCTGCTCCGTCGTCCCAGGTCATCTCCTCCTCCTGGGACCGGTAGCAGAGCCCCGTGAGGGGGCGCTGGCCTCGTAGTCCATGCGGCAATCCGTTTAGCCCCTGGCTGGGTCGCAGGGCCTCCTCAGGACCGTGGTCCTGGGTAGGAGTGGCACCCTCTGCTGGGTGGGTCTCCCCCTGCGTTGAGCCCCGGTAGTGATCGGGACCCCGGTCGGGTCTCTCGCCCTGACCTGGGTGGGCTGCTCTGGGCCCTTCGAACCGGGAGGCATATGTGCCCGGAACCGAAGGTGACGATAGTGCCCGCCACTGACAGTTCCTCGTCACTCACCCTCCAACCCAC